TTTCCATGTGGCGTTTTTGAGGGCATAAGCAACCCTCAGCAATGTAGTTTTAGTCTCTTCGTAGCAGCCATGCTACTTTGATGCACTTCCACTGAGTGTGGAGGTCATCCACATTCAGAGGTTTGAAGCTTCTTTGTTTGCAGCTTACCCCCCCCATTTTCTTTGGGACCAGACAAGGTGGTCCCCTGTACCCGTAGTTTTGGCCAGTCAGGCCGTGCCATATTTTATAATCCAAAAACATTATAAAACTATATAACCCATAAAACATTATAAAACTACGAAACTGAGAAAATTGCCAGACCCCGCGTAGGTCTAAGCGAGGGCGGTAGTAATGTGTACTACAGGGTTAAAAGCCCAACCACAGATGCTTTGGTCTGACTCCAGCCTTGCACGCGTTAATTCGCGGCTTGAATTGCTTCGGCAGGTCGTAGGATAGTGAATCCGCATTAGCTTTGATCGAAACGGTTATTTTATATGTTCAAATCTGACTCACATATGGCGTGTGGGTTAGTGGCCTGATCCAGTTTGGTCGCTGTGTGCAACACTGGTGCGCTCACATTGCGCAGGTCCGAGGGACACAATGTGGCGAGCCAAAGTCCAGGCTCGTTGGCCACAAGCCGGCACCACCCCACCACTCATGACATAAGAATTATAACATCAACCATGACGCAATTCAGAATTCCCCGCTCCATTGAGCGTTGCAACAAGCCTTCTTTCACCAATGACATTGATTATGAAATTCTTGAGCACTACAGAAAACTCTTTCGCCGTGGTCGCTCCCAAACTCGTGAGCTTCGTGCTTGTAAACGTGGCCGTGAAGTGGCACCTCCAAGGTTTTCCCGTGTTGGTGCAGACTTTGCGGCTGTTTTGCAGGGCAAGTTGCTTGACTTGTTCAGAGAGGAACACATTGAGACGCAGGGTGTTGGAGATTTGCTAAACTCCATCGCCAATGCTCCTGGTGTGTTAGGTGACGCGTTTGCGGGTTTTAATGAACTCGTAGGTAACGTCAACCGTGTAGCGACTGTCGTTGGGCAGGCTGAGAACTTGCCTGGCTCTTTTGACAAAGTAGTCGCCGCCGCCGAGCGGTACGCCAATGAAGGTGTCCGTGTACGGCATCTGTCCCCGATGCAGGAAATGTTGCTTAGTGGAGTCCTCTTTGCATATTTCTATAGCAAGGAGGGTGCTATCTGCAAGGCAATTTCTTTGGCCGCCGGGCTTTATGGCCTCAGTGTTGCGGCCAATCTGCTTGCCACCTCTCCGAGCGTTCGTATGTTGTTTGAACGTGTGGTGGATCTCGTCAAACCTAGTAACATGGTCCTTGTTGCTCAAGGGCCTGCGCTAGACAAGGTTTCTCCCGCGGTTCAAGTTTCTAGCGCTTTGGTGCTTTTGTACCAGCGCCTTACGACCTATCAAGTTGAGCCAGACGCCAGCTCTTTGGAGCGGTTTATGGCTGCTATCCGTGCTAGTCGTAGGGCCTTTAAACAGGCTAATGAAACCACCAAGACTGTGGAGGAGACTTTGCTGTCCATCCAGGATTTGATAAACAATGTTTGTGCCCTTGTTGGGACAGATTGGCGAGCAAATTTCTCCGGGGAGTATTGGGTTGAGATTGATGAGATGCGAGAGACTTACAACAAATTGCGTTCTGATTTCGATGAGCGCAAAGAGTTGTCATCTGTGGCGGCACAGGCCAAGACCTTGCTGTCCCGCCTTGAATCCACTTCCGTTAAGCGTTCATCTACGATGTACGCGCAACATAGGGATTTGAGGAATCTCGTATACTCCCTTTGCTCAGAACTCCGGGGTTTTGGAGCTTTTGGTAATGCCGAGAGGGTTGAGCCGTTTGTTATAACCCTTTCCGGAGATCCGGGTATTGGTAAGTCTTTAGTCTCCAAGGCCATACAGGACGTCCTCGCCCGTAAGCTGCTTTCTAGTAGGGCATACAATGACTTTGTTGGAGGTACCACGGCTAATGTCGTTTGGGCCCCCAATTTGGCCGAGACTTTCGATTCTGGCTATAACAACCAAGCAATCGTTTTGCTCGATGATCTTGGGTATTCCAAAGAATCTAACGATATTGTTATTCCTAAGTTTATTCAATGGGTGAACCAAGTCCCAACTCAGACGAACCAGGCCGCCCTAGAGCGTAAGGGAGCTATCTTTTTCGACTCTAAGTTGATCCTGTGTACCACCAATTTGGTGGACTTTGGTAGGGCGACTGAGCGTTTGGCGACCCCTGAGGCCTTCTATCGACGTATGCATGCCAATTATAGGGCTGTCTTGCAATCCGCGTTTGACGACGGCTCCGGTAAGTTGGACATTTCTAAGGTCACTGACCAGTTGTTGTCATCGTCGGGGTGTTGGTTACGGTTCCAGACATTTGACCCTGCTACTGGGTTGGTCACTGGGCCGTTGCTAACGTTTGGCGAGGTTCTCGAGAAGATTTTGACGCAGTTTGACAGTCGTATGAACATCCACCAGATTAAGGTTGGAAAGTCGCGGGCGTTTGCCGCTCAATTGTCTACTATTGACATCAATGATTCCAAGAGTGTACGGGCTTTCGTAGATAGGCTTGGAGCTGGTGTAATCACGCAAGGTCCTGGCGGATCCTGTGTTGAGTCGCCTGAAGCTATCGAAGCCTATTTCAGAAACCCCCAGCTTGACTGTCCTGTTGGTTGTTATTGTTATGGTAAGGAAGTTTTTGCACTCCATGGCACGCGGAAAACTGGCTACTGTAATCATTGCGGATACGCCGGTGGGTCCCAAGACATTGAAATTTCGTGGGTTGAACCTGGCAAATTTTGTTGGAACAACGCCCGCCTCAGGTCGGGCGGTCTCTTGGATGCTGGATGTTCGCTGCACATAGATGCCTATTTTCGCGAGGTTCTGTATCAGACTGAATTCAAAGAGAAGGGCAAGTTGTCCACTCTACTTAGCGCCATCAAAGACTCTTTCGCCGACTGTGCCCACAAACTGTGGGAGCGCTGCAAGGAAGCGTTGGGCCAATTCTGGTCCACACTTTTACTTGCTGGTGCTGCTATTTCGTGTGGCTTTTGGGCGGTGAAACATACTATGGAGAGACCGAAACCAATTGAGGAACTTGATATAGACCCCCTGGTCTCACAATCGCGAGACCAAGGAGCTATAGACCAAGGCAGAAAGGTTGTTGTATCCAACATTGTTTGGCTCTCTACGGAGAATGGTGATCAGATTGGTGCTGGCCTGGCGCTTGGTGGTGACCTAATTATGCTCAACAGGCATATATATGACGCTGCAGTGGAGGCTAGTTTCGAAACTGTGGTCATAGATAGGTACCACCACACACTTGGTCCAAGGTCTTGGCGTATAGGCAAGGAATCGCTCTTCGGGGCTGTCGGTAAGAAGAACCCCAATGTGTATGTCATTCCTAACGCTGACCTCTGTGTCGTTCGTGCAGACAAGTTCCTTGGTGCTGATATTCGCAACCTCTTTGCGCAGTCTAAGCTTGAATGGGATGCCATGCGTACGCGGCAAGTTTCTGTGTATTTTTGGGAACCTGACTCGGAGGGCAATGCCCACAAGTTGAGCATGCATGGACCCGCTCGCGGTTTTCGTGAAATCTCCGCAACTGCGCCGAATGGGCAACGTTACGCAACCACAAATACCATTGAATATGAATTATCCACTTATGTGGGCATGTGTGGTGCACCGGTCTTTATCAATGACCCCACCATTTCGGCGAAGCTTTGTGGCATTCATATTGCGGGCCATGGCTCTAGGGTCAAAGGATATGCAGCGCGTGTCACCAGGGACATGATAGACGCCGCTTTCGACTTTTTCCGGTCTAAGACTATTTTTGTCAATTCCAATGCGTTTATACGCGAAAAAGTGCGTTACGATGTCTTCCCTGAAGCCCCCATCCCTGATGCTACAGTTGTTGGCACTTGCGAAACCCCTATATTGCATCTTAAGACCCAGTACAAGCGTTCGCCTCTGGCAGGTGTGATCGACGGTGTCGGCGTTGACAAGTACCCAGCCGTTCTGACGCCTAAGTATGTTGATGGTGTCTTGGTAGACCCAGTAGTTAAGAACATTGTTCAATACTCCCGAGGATCCATCATGCCAAATATGAACATTTACGCGGGTGCTGCAAATGCATTCGTTAGGTATCTTAAGAAGTTCACTCAGCCGTATAACCATCCTGGCCCCCTCAATTTCGAGCAGGCTTGTGGTGGGTATAAGTGGCGTTGGCCTAATTTAGCCCCTTTAACTCGAGCTACATCAGCTGGGTTTCCTGATGGGCTTTACTTTAAGGACAAGAAAAGGAGCATCTTTGGTACCGACGAGTGGACATTCAACACTGAAGAGTGTGAACAGTTGCGTGGAGTTGTTGCCGAAATGCATGAGCACCTTAAGAC